TATTAGAAGACTTATAAACAGATACAAAGATACAACTTCTGAACAAGGCAGATTAAGAACAAAAGAATTAGAACTTGAATTAAAAGGATTATTAGACGAAGCTCAAAGAAATAAAAATAAATATTTTCCCTCACAAGTTAAAGCAACTCCTGAAATAGATCCTTTGTATAGAGCTGATACTTATTTCCCTACTAGAGAATGGTTTGATGATGGACTTAATAATATTGTTGCTCCTCGTATAAACGAAATACAAGCAAAGTTAACAACTATCAGAACTTTTGAACATTCTTACAAACAATATGGAAACAAAAAATCATTAGACTTTTTAGGTGAAGATTGGATTCAAGGACTTAGATATAAAAAAGAAAATACATGGATATTAGATAAAGCAGATTCTGTATTTGCTGACGATATTGCAAGACTTATTGATGATACAGAATTAGACGATGCAGCAAAAGTTTTAGAAGAAGATAAATTTAATTTATGGAACGAAACTTTAGATCAAGCTGATGTATTAAAAACTAAAAAACTAAGGAACATGGATCTTAATACAGAAGCTGATATAGAAAAATTTAAATCAGCTTTATTACAAATGTTTAGAACAAGCACAAGAGCTTTAGACGGAAGTGAAACTCAACCAGGATTAAATGATATTATCTTAGAAGCTGAAAATATAATGAAGTTTACAGGAGCAGGACTTGACGATATAGTATTTTTAGATCAACCAATGTTGGAAGATTATATTTTTAGAAGAGTTCAAGATGCTTCTCCTACTACTTATGATAATTTAATAGAATTTAGAGTTGGAATAAATAATGCATTAAAAATATTTGAACCTACTACATGGCAAAAATGGTGGGTAGGTGTGAATACTGTTCAAAGAATGGTAGCTTTAGGCTTTGATGCTTCTATATTTATGATTCAATTATTACCTGCTTGGTTTAATCATCCAGAGATTGGCCCCAAAGTATTTAAAGCATATTGGAGAGCATTAATAACAACCTTTAAAGATCCCGAAGGAGGTAAGTTATTACTTTACAATTACAGAATGCAACCTGAGAACCAAACAATAATAGCAAAATATGGAGCAGATTTATTGTTATCAGAAGATAACGAAATATTTGAAGCATTAACTGCAGGTGGCTTTGGTGAAATGATAACTAAAACTGCAGGATTAGGAAGAGTAACTATTGGATTTAAAAATGCTTTTGATCATGTTTTAGATGTAGCAGGACTTGAACTTGTAAAAGGATTAGATACTATGGTAGATCCTACTAATCCTGAATTAGCTAAAAGACAAATGAAAGCTATATCTGATTATGTAAACTCAATGAGAGGATTATTTAGTTCTCAAATGGCAGGTGTTCCTGCATCACAAAGATACTACGAATCTATGTGGTTATTAGCTGCTAGATACAGAAGAGCAGTAGCAGCTTTATATGGAATGGCTTTATCAAGAGATCCTGAAAGAAGTTATTTAGCACATAAAGCTTTAATTAATGTTACAACAGGAACAGCTTTTGCAGCAGTAGGATTACAAATGATGCAATCATGGGCAGCAGGAGATACTGAAGAAGAAATTTTAGATAAAGTAGAACAATTAATAACTCCTACTAAACCAGGATTTTTAATGTTTAATGTTAATGGACAATCTGTTGGGCCAGGGTCTAAGTTTGTTTCAGATTCTAGAACAATAGGAAGAGCTTTTACTTTTATGTTTAAAAAAGGAACAGGGCAAGATGTAGAAGATTGGCAAAACTTTATGTCATTAAGTGACGACAATCCAGGATTGCTATGGGTACGAAGTCAATTAGCTTTAGCCCCTACTTCAGCATGGAGTATATTTACAGGATCAGATTTTACGGGAGAACCTGTATTTAGAAAAGGAGAAAGTGACTTTGAAACATTAAAAAATTTCTTAGGGCCAGCACAAGATGCAGCAGTTCCAATATGGTTATCAAGTATGTTATTTGAAAACGGAAGTAAAGATGGTGATTGGGGATCATCAGGATTACGAGGAGCAAGTGAACTTGTTGGATTAAGAACACATCCACAAAGTGCAGGAACTATATTAAGAATAGCATCTTATGACAAAATGTCTAAACCTTATAGTGCATTAGAACCTTTTGAAAAAGATTTATTAAGACATTCTTTGGTAAAGGAATTAACTCCTTTACAAGAAGAACAAGTTAGAAAAAGTAAAAGTGATTATGCTATTTATTTTAATAATATAGAAAGAATTAATGAAGAGTTCCAAGAAGGATTAAGAGCTTTAGTATTACAACACCCTGATACTCCTGAAGGTAATAGAGATCTTTACACAACTTACAGAGGAATGAAAAGTCATAGAAGAGGACAGTTAAAAGAAAGAGGGTATGATGTAGAATTTAGAGAAACAAATCTTGAAGAAGAGTCAAATCCTATTAAAATTGCTTTAGCTAAGTATCATCAAATTTATGATAAAGCTATTATTCCAGGTACTTTTGTAATTAATTGGGATAGATGGGATGAAGAGTACGACAAGCTTATGAGTTCTTTAACATTAGAACAACAAGTAGCTATTACTAGAAATAATGATGACTTGCCAATGCCTGTAGAATTTTTAGAAAGATTGAAAAAGATAGGTAAAAAAGAATATGCAAGGTTAGTTCAAGCACAAAAACTAAGAGAAGAATTTTTTATTGCAGCAGATAGACCTGATTTAGCAGAAGAAATTCATAATTGGTATTTTATGTTAGAGGATTGACGAATATAATTTATTTTGGTATTTTTATATAAGGAGGACAAATGGTAAACGAAAATGAAAATACACAACCAGAATTAAACATGGTAACTGAAGAGAGCACAGCTCCTGTAGCTGAACCTCAAGCAGAACCTATAGCTGAACCTGTAGCAGAACCTGCTGTAGAATCTGAAACAACAACTACAGAATCTACTGAAGTTATACCTGCTGCAGAATCTTTGCCACCTAAAGTTGAAGAACCTGTTGGAACTTATCCTACGGGAACTGATTTTAGTGATGGTGATGAGATGCAAAAACAACTAAATGCATCACAAGAAAGGATAGCTGAATTAGAACAACACAGAGCTTATAGTGAAGTACAACAACAAGCTATGCAATATCAGCAACAATTAATTCAACAAGGTTATACTGTAGAGCAAGCAAATACAACAGCACAACAATGGCTTGGAACAAGACAGCAACAAATTCAATCAGAACAAAATTATAAACAAAAAATAGAATTCCAAGAAGGGCAATATAAAGCATCTTTACATTATGGGAAAAAATTTAATGTAGATCCTGAAGTACTATTAAAGTACCAAACCCCTCAAGAAATGGAAGTAGCAGCAAAGCATATGTCTGAAGTTAGGGCATTAAAAGAAGAAAATGCTAAGTTAAAGCAAGGCAAAGTTCCTACACAGAACTTTGACACTAATACTGCACCTGCAGATGCTAGTTCTAGTGAGGAAAGATTATTGGATCTTTACAATTCAGGAGTTCGTAATCCTGAAACCGAGGCAGCAGCTCGAAGAGCAGCAGGCATCGGATAAATTTATAAACCCTTAACAAATAAGGAGTAGTCGTAATGGCACAAACAGCGACAACAGGTAATTTAGAGAATGCGAGTAAGATAATTATCGCAGCAGCTAGATATACCGAGGAGCATAATGCTCCTGCTATGGCTCTAATAGAGAGCTTCAGCCTTCCTAAAGGAGCTAAACAAGTAACAGTTCCTAAAGTAGGGCAAATGACCGTATCTGATTTAACAGATGGTCAAGACATTGTTGACGAAGAAGAAATTGGAATGACAACTGTTGACTTAACAGCAGCAGAAGTTGGAGCCAAAGTTATCTTAACTGATAAACTTGTTCGTGAACAACAAAATAATGTATTCACAATAATTGGTAAACAATTAGGTGATGCAATGGCAAGAAAGAAAGATACAGATGTACATGCATTGTATGGATCTTTAAATGGTGGTACCACTCTTGGTGGATCAGCAGCAATGTCATTAGCTAATGTTGCAGGTGCAATAGCATTTGCAAAAGCAAACAAATTTGGAAGTCAGATTTATATACTTCAACATCCAAATGCTGTTTTTGATATAGCTAATGCAGCAGTAACTTCGTCACAATATGCAATTCCACATGGTTGGTCTGAAGACTTACTAGGAAACTTTTGGAGTGGTATAAGACCTTTAAATGGAGTTCCAATTTTTGAAGATGGTAACTTAGCAGTATCAAGTAATAATGCAGTTGGTGTTATTGCAGCAAAAGATGCTTTAGCAGTTCTTAAGTCTGTAGACACCAGAACAGAGAGGCAGAGAGATGCTTCACTTAGAGCAACAGAGGTAGTTATTACTTCTGATTATGGAGTTTTTGAATTAGACGATGCAAAAGGTGCTCCATTAACTTTTGATGCACAAGCTCCTGCAACTTCTTAATAATTAAAAATGGAGGTATTAATTGGTTAATCATAATTACGGATTAAAAGGTAAGAATAATAGAGATGAAATTAATAAACAAAGGAAAGATATGGGTGTAGATAAATTTGAAGGATTACTGCCTGAATGGCAACCTAAGACTTCGTACTATAATCATATTCCTAAGTTTAATACTGAAGGTAAATTGTTTAAACCTTGTGGTTCTGAATACCCGAAACAACCAAGTGATGCCGACACACAAAAAAGAAGAGGAAAAATTGGTTTGTTTCCTATAGAATGGGATGGTAAATGCAGACTTGAAGCCAAAGGTGACAAGTGTGTATGCAAACCTAAACAAGAAAAAGTAAAGGAAGAGGTCAAGGTAGAGAAGAAATCCTCTATCTAACCTCTCCTTCTTTAGTATGAGTGTAATCTTTGACCGAGCTTATACGACTTTTTAACAATCGGTTGAAGGCGGGGTGTATAAGATACCCGAATTAAATAAAGGAAGGAAGTGTAATGGCTTTTTCAAACATAATAAACGGAACATATGGTCAGGAGAAAGAAGAGACTTCAAGTCAAAAACTTGAACTTGGAACTCGAATGGTATTCCGTGACGGAAGAGAATTTAGATATGCCCATAATGGTGGGACAGCAGTCGGTGAAGGATTAGTTGTAGCAGCAGAAGCTTTAGTTACACATCATGGTTCAGACGGGGATCTAGCAGTTGCAACAACTGCAGCAGGTTCAAGAACTATTGATGTAACAGTTGAAGGTACAGCAGCAGCAAAAGATCTTTACAAAGAAGGTTATCTGTGGTTTAACCAAGCAGCTACATCAGTACATGAATTTTATAAAATTAAAGAACATGATGCTTTTGGAAGTGGTGGTGCAGCTACAGTAACAATAGAGGATGAAGCAGGACTACATCAAGCAGTTACTAACGGAACTGATACAGTAGGAATGATGAAAAATCCCTATGACAATATAATTGTGGCTACAGCAGCAGTTGCTGAAAGACCTGTTGGTGTAACAGTAAATAACTTTACTGCTGATTACTATGGTTGGGTTCAGACTAGAGGAATTTCTGTTTTAAAAATCGATGCAGCAGCAACTTGTGCATTAGGAACTCCTCTTGGAACAAGTGCGGCTCATGCAGGACAAGTATCAGCAGTTGGAGCAGATACTACAGGCGGTATTGCTAGAATACACAGCTTGGCAGGTGTTGATAACGAGTATGCAGTAGTTGTTCTTTATAACTTAGACTAACTATGCAGATCGTAGGTTCAGAAACTTATGATAGAAGATTAATACTACCTGCGGGTGTTACCCTTATAGGGGAATACGGAACAGGTAGTATTAAATCCTTATCATTTAGTTTCTATGACACAGTTACAGAAAGAAGATCGGTACTTCACAATGTGCCTTATACTCCGCATGATCCTTACTCACACAATGCTATTGAAACAATGATAGGTGAGGCTCATGAAACATGGTTAACACAAGTAAGAGCACAAGGTAAAAAGAAACCTAAGATGACAGTACAAGAAAGACAGGAAGCAGGGAAAGTATTAAATGAAATACGAATAAACAAAGAAAAAAGAAATGAAAGTACTACAGGAAAAATATATTTTGGAGGAACAAAAATTGACAGAAAAAAACTTAACAGAAAATTCAAACGGAAAGCAAGAGCAAATCGACGATAATGTAGTTGTACTACAAAGTGACATAGCAGAAGCTATGAACGAAGATCCTTTGTTAAAACTTAAAGTTTTAAACAAAGCTCTAGTTCGTGAGAATAAAAATTTAAAAGAACAAATTAAAATAATGGGCGAAGCTCAAGTTAACAAAGCAAAGAAGGAGGAAAAAAATGCCACCAATGGGTAAAGGTACATACGGAAGTAAAAGAGGAAGACCACCTAAAAAGAAAAAAGCTATGAAAAGAAAGAAGAAATAAATTATGGCTGCTGATCCAAGGTTAAAAAGGGCAGGAGTATCAGGGTTTAACAAACCTAAACGAACTCCTAATCATAAAACTAAATCTCATGTAGTTGTAGCTAAGTCAGGTGACCAGGTAAAGACTATTAGATTTGGGCAACAAGGTGTTAGTGGGGCAGGTAAAAGTCCTAAGACAGCTAAAGGAAAAGCTAGAAGAAAATCATTCAAAGCTCGTCATGCAAGTAATATAGCACGAGGTAAAATGAGTGCAGCATATTGGGCAAATAAAGTAAAGTGGTAATAATATGGCAATAACACAAGGTAAAACATTAGAAGATTTAAGAAAGGCTATAGGCAGAAACCTAGGCAAAATGGTAACAGGTACTACATCAGGTAGTGGCTCTACTACTACTGCTGTAGATGCTACATTATTTGGAGGAGATGACGAATATAACGGATATTATATTCGTATTACTTCAGGTACTTATGATGGTACTACTAGAAGAATAACAGATTATACTTCTTCTACAGGTACTATGACATTTGCTGCAGTAGCAGGTACTATTGCAGGTAGTGTGACTTATGAGTTATGGGAAAATGGATTTGATCCTGATGTTATAGATGAATATATTAATCAATCTATGTGGGAAATAACAGGAAGAGTTTATGATCCCGTAGAAAATCTAGATGTACATACAGATAGAATTAATGCCAGGTGGGAAATTCCTAGCGGAATAGAGATGATACAGGATGTTTATTATAGAGATAAATTTACTGTAAAAGAATTACTTAGTTGTGATTCAGTATTTGACGAAACAGTTGATAGTGACTTTACTGTTAGTGTAGACACAGAAGATTACAAGAGAGGTTCTGCTTCTAACAAGTTTGTTATAGCAGCAGGAGCTTCGGCAGGAGATATAGCTACAGATTCTATAACCTCTGTTAACCTAGCTAAATATGATTACATAGAATTTTGGATTAAGTCTACAGCAGCTACATCATCAGGTAATTTAAAAATATTATTAGATGATTCTGCTAGTTGTGCAAGTCCTATAGAAACTTTACTTGTTCCTGCATTAACTGCTGATACATGGAAGTATTGTAGGGTAGCATTAAGCAACTCACACAAAGACACAGCAATTATATCTGTAGGATTAGAGTATGACTCTGACTTAGGAGATTGTACTATATGGCTTGATGACATCAAAGCAGTAAAAAATGATACTGCAGTATGGGAAAAACTGCCAAGAGATACTTGGAGAATAGATAAAGAAGGTACAACACAGGGAGCTAGTACTGCTGATTTAGTATTGTCAGATAGAGGTAGGGCATTGGCTTCTTATAGATTAATTAAATTAGTGGGTGGAGATAAACCTGCAGAATTAAGTGCAGACTCTGATACAACTGAAGTTCCTGAAAGATTTATAACAGCTTATGCTACAGCTTTAGCAGCACAAGCAGGATCTGTAAGACAAGAATTAGATACTGATGGTATGAGAACTCTTTCAGGATTTTGGCACAATAAAGCAGCAGAAGCTAGAAATGCTATGCCATTCTTAACTAATGTAAGAACGGTGAGATAATGGCCAATAAGGTTATTAAAAAAAATGAAGTGTTTCTTAATGGAAATTATTATCCAATAACTAGACCTGTGCAACAGGTACTTGCCTCCATTTACCCTGCTAAGGTTGTTATTGGCGATACCACTCGTGATTCGCAAGCTAGAGCAAGTGTAATATCTTGGTCTGACTTCAGGGGTGGTATAGGTGTAGAGAGAATGGAAGGAGCTACAGATGTAGATCGTTCTTGGTTCAGTACATGTAGCCTTCGCTACAAAAGACACCTGGTATTACCTGCAAAAACTACTTCTGTAAGTAACTCAGATGCTACAGGAGAAACTTTAGATATCTTACAAGAGTTTAATGGAAACTTATACGGGATATGGTCTAATAAAAAAATTTATCAATATAATTCAGGATCAGATAGTTTTGGTTCTGCATTAGATACATTGCCTGATGTGGCTACAGATGCATTAGAAGTAAGAATGGGAGGTACATTATACTTAGTTATAGCTCATACAGGAGGATATACTTATACTTCTGATGCTAGTAGTTTTACTGATGACACTAAAGATACAAAGTTTCTTGCATTTTGGAATGATAAATTATACGGGATAGATAATGCAGGACAATTATGGTATGCCTCATCATTAGGTTCTGAAACAAATGATGCTAAATTACCATTACCTGACGGACATGTGACTGATTTATTTGTAGCTAGAAATGCTAGTGGTAATCCTATTTTATATGCTATGACTAAAGAAGGATTATATGCTCATGATTCAGCTAATACTTTATGGGTTGAAACACAATTAGCTTTACCATTTCATAATGAAAATGGTAAAGGCTCTACTAGATGGAGAGATTCAGTTTATATACCTGCAGGATTAGGTATATATAAATATATTAACGGAAGTAATTCTGCTGTTGTTTCTATAGTTGGGCCTGACAGAGATCATGGATTGCCTTCTGATTATAGAGGTACTATAACAAAATTAATGGGAACACATAATGATTTAATTGCAATGGTAGATGGAACATTAGCTCCTACTTCAGTAGATTTATTTGCTACAGGAGAAACTCCTGTAATAGATAATAGTACAGGATATAGTAGTGTATTAGGATATAACGAATCAGGATGGGAAGTTAAATGGGCAGCATCGGGAACTGATCAAGGTAAAAAAATTACATCAGGTTTTGTATCAGATGTAGGAGGAACATTAACTTCTACTAATCCTTATAGAATGTATTGGGGATTTGACGGAAATTTATATTATCAACAATTGCAATCAGATGTTATAAATCCTACACAAGTAGTTAATTATAATTACGAAGATAGTGTAGATGGAATACATTACACCCCTTGGTTTAGTGCAGATCAAGTAGAAGTAGACAAACTAGCATTAAAACTTAAAGCAGAAACAGCTACTTGTAATTCAAATCAAACTATTAAAATTGAATATGCTTTAGATTATGACGAAACTTATACTACTATGGGAACTATTACTAGTAATGGAATAACAACATATACTTTTGGCAATAATGTAGGGACTGCATTTAGATCAATACAATTTAAAATAACCCTTGCTACTAATACTATAACAGCATCTCCTGATTTAATAAGTTTAACTTTAGAATATAGAAAAAAATTAGATACAAAATTTGGTTGGGCTGTTAATGTAGATATAAATAAAGGATACAAAGGGAAAACTCCTAAAGATATGAGAGCAAATATATTGTCTGATATACAAAGTAATACCTTATTAGAGTTTACTTATAGAGATGATTCTTCTACTAATAGAAATTATTATGTTGATATAACCTCGGCACAGGGATTGGAAAGCACAGCTTTTGATGAACGAGGCACAACACAATTATTATTAACCGAGCCGTGATATGACTACACAAAACTTACGAGAACAAGTACCCGAAGGGTGGCCAGGAAGTTTGCCAGAGTATTTAGTTTACAGATCGTTAACTGAAGAATTCAATAAAACAGAAGGCTCTGACTTTACTTATCAATCTTCTTTATTAGGAGGAAGGTTGTTTAAAGGAGGAGTAGTATTAGATTTTTACTTTTACAATCCTCCAGACCTTGCAATAAATGTGCAAGGTGAGTATTATCACTATGGAATGGGTTTAACTCCAATGCAAAATGACAGGTTTGTTAGAGCTCAGATGGCAGGAGAAGGAATCACATTGATTTTTATCGATGAAAATGATATTTTAAATAATGTAGATCATTTTGTAGAGGAGGCACTAAACTACAAAGATCACTCTAGACTAGGATCAGGAGGAAGATAAATGGCAACAATACAATATTCAGGTTGGTTGTTTAAAGATGACGGAACTGCTGTAGATGGAGCAACAGTTCAGTTATACGAACAAGGATCAACAAGTTCTACAGTAGGTAGTTCAGTTACTACAGGGGATAGCTCTTGGGCTGACGGCTATTGGGAAATAACAACAACACAAGAACCTGATTCTACAGGTGCTTATTATGGTCATGATGTAAAAATTACATCAGGATCATCAGTAAGATGGTTAAGAGGTAAAACAAGACAAAGTTTTGCAGAAGTAGATATAAGAAATGCAACAGGAGCTACACAAGGTGGATTACTTGTTGCTAATAATGCTAATACTGCTAGTAATAAAGTGGCAACATTTGCTAACAGAATGAGAACAGGTCAAGCTAATGATGAAATATATTTATCATTTGAAATGATGAATGATGCAGATGTAATACATGAATTTGCCCGTATGACAGTAGTCGCTAAAGATGTAACTAGTAGTGGGAATACTGAAGACGGAGAAATACAATTTGATGTAATGAAATCAGGTAACTTAACTAAGGTATGGACTATAAGTTCTTCAACCTCAGGAGCTACTTCTATGGATATGGATATAGATAGCTTTACTATAGGAACAGGAGCAGACACAGATATTACTTTAACCTTTGATGCTAATACAGCAGACGGAGTTATTACCTGGATGGAAGACGAAGACTACTTCCAATTCTCAGATGATATCTTAATGAACAGTACCGAAAAAATAAACTTCGGAGATACTGCAACTTTCATACATCAGTCTTCTGACGGAGTAATGACTATTGATGGAGAAGCAACGATAGACCTTAATGCCTCTACAGCAGTTTTAGTTAGCAATGATTTGAAATTAAATAGTGACTCTGCTGTTTTAGGATTCGGGGCAGATAACGACACAACCCTAACCCATACAGACGGAACAGGGTTGACATTAAACTCAACAAACAAATTGACTTTTGGAGATACAGGTACATTTATACATCAATCTTCTGACGGTGTTTTAACTATAACTTCAGATACCACAGTAGATATTAATGGAGCTGTTGCCTTTGACGGAGCAATCACAGGAGCAACTAACATCACCTTATCAGGTGAGTTAGATGCAGCAACTTTAGATATATCAGGCAATGCTGATATAGACGGAACATTGGAAGCTGATGCTATCACAATAGGTGGTACAGCAATAGGCTCAATATATGGGGTAGTTGCAGGAAGTTCTAGCATTGTAACAACAGGAGCTTTAGATAGTGGTTCTATTACCTCAGGTTTTGGAAACATTAATACAGGCTCATCTACTATTACCACTACAGGAGCTGCTGATTTAGGAGCTACAACTGTAGATAGTTTAACTTCTACAGGAACAATAACAGGTGGAAGTGATGGGTCAGGAGTAGATGTTGTATTTTACTCAGCAACAAGTGGAGATAATTTAACATGGGATGCCTCAGAAGAAAAGCTAGTTATAACAGGAACTGATGGAGCTAATGCTCTTGAGGTTGCTGATGGTAATGTAAGTATTACTGACAACTTAACTGTTAGTGGAAATTTAACTGTTAGTGGATCAACAACAACTGTTTCTACAACTAACTTAACTGTTACTGATCCTTTGATTAAATTAAATCAAGGGCAAACAGCTTCTCCTGCTAATGACTTAGGACTTATATTTACTAGAGGTGATGGTTCTTCTACTAATACAGCAAACAGAGCTATCTTATGGGATGAATCAGCAGACGAATTTGTATTTGCAAATACAAATGATGAAGCAGGAACAACTGTAGGTAATGTAGATATAGATGATTATGCAAATGTTAGATTAGGAGGGTTAACAGCAGATGATGCTGTGACCTTATCTACTATAGCAGAAGTAGGAAGTGATACTGACAAGTTTTTAATGTCAGATAGTGGAGTTGTTAAATATGTAACAGGAGCTAACCTACTAAGCTATATCGGAGCAGGCACAGGAAGTGGAGATATCACAGGAGTTACTATAACTGCTGACGATACTAATACAGCTTCTGATACAGCAGGTAGTGCAGACTTTACTGTAGCAGGTGGTACAGGATTAACATCATCTGTGTCAGGAACTACAATAACTATAGCAGCAGATGCTGCACAAACAGGAATTAACTCTTTACTTGCTACAGATATAGTAATAGGTGAAGATGCACAAACTAAAATAGATTTTGAAACAGCTAATGAAATTCACTTTGATGCTGATAATGCAGAACGAGTTAAGATAGATTCTACAGGATTAAATATAGTAAGTGGTAGTTTAGAAACAGCTACCATTGATTACACAGATGGCGATTTAGCCATAACAATTGCAGATGGTGGTGGGATAACTGCTGCAGCAGGTATTACATCTACAGCAGCAGCTAATAGTTTTGGAGCTTCATCCTTTAGTGGTGATATTACAATGGGAGATACAGGTCAAGTTATATTTAGTGACTTAGCTCCTGCTTCAGATCATACAGCTTCAGGTATAGTTATAACTACAAATTCAGGAGAATCTGTAGGAATTTTTGATGCAGTTTATATTAGAAGTGACGGAGAATTGGGGCCTGCTGATGCTGATGCAGCATCAACTATGCCTGCCATAGGAATAGCTTTAGAAGCTAAAGGAGATGGAGAGGCAACAAAAGTTTTAATTCAAGGAGTATTAAGAGATGATACTTATAACTTTACTCCTGGAGCAGATATATTTATAAGCACAACAGCAGGAGATATTACAGCAACAGCTCCTTCGGGTAGTGGAGATACAGTACAGAAGGTAGGAGTAGCTTTAACTGCTGATAGTGTATATTTTAATTTTAATACTACTGAAATATTGTTAGCATAATGCCTGATATAAGCAAAGTAAATAATGTTACAGGAGATACCTCTACTGTTTCTAAAATAAACGGAGTAGCTGTTGACGGATTTAGCACAGTTGACGGACAAACCTTTGTAACAAGTAGCATAGTTGCAGCAACAGGAGGTAATACTGTAGCAACTGACGGAGATTACAAAGTACACACATTCACTTCTAGTGGAACATTCTCTGTTTCTCAAGGAGGCTCTGTTTCTATTCTTGTTATTGCAGGAGGAGGGGGCGGAGGCTCAGGTGGTATAATTTCAGGTTCTAAATCAGGAGCAGGAGGAGGAGCAGGAGGTATGCTTATTAACACCGACTATACTGTTTCAGCAGAAGATATTACAGTTACTGTAGGAGCAGGAGGTGCAGGTGGTTCTGTGGTAAATGCTGACCCACCAAAAGGGTCTAGTGGTTCTAATAGTGTATTTGGCGACCAAACAGCCTATGGTGGTGGAGGCGGTGGAGGTAGCAGTAGTGGTAGTACCAACCAAGGGCTTAACGGAGGCTCAGGAGGAGGCTCAGGAGGAAATGAAGACGGAGGACTCGGAACTTCAGGACAAGGTAATAATGGTGGAAGAGGTAGATTTAGCGATCCAGGAGGAGGTGGTGGTGCAGGAGCAACAGGGACAACAGGGCAGACTACAGGAAATGGTGGAGCAGGATTGGCGAATAGTATAACAGGTTCATCAGTCACTTATGCAGGTGGCGGTGGAAGAGGTAGAATTAATGAAGACGGAACTGCTTTAGGAAGTGGAGGCTCAGGAGGAGGCGGAGATGGTGGAACATCAAATGCTTCTAGTGCTTCAGCAGGTACAGCAGGAACAGCCAATACAGGTGGCGGTGGTGGTGGCGGAGGTCAAGGAAACTCGAGTGGCAGCTATGCAGGTGGAGCAGGGGGAGCAGGTGGCTCAGGCATTGTAATAGTAAGGTATCAATACCAATAATATAAATGGGAGACTCCCATGAAACCAAAAAAAGAAATCACAGAGCAAGACTTAGAAAATTTAGAACGGCATATCAACACGACTAAACTCAGATTAATAGATATGCAAAATCAATTCAGTAAATCACTATTTAAAATTCGTGGTACAATAGTAATACTCACTATTGTACTTGCAATTATTTCAATAATAGGGTATATAATATGAACATGAAAATAAAATTTAAAAGACCTAGTATAAAAAAAATTTTAAAAGGTATTGGGAAATTTATCTTAAATACTTTTACAATGGTTACTATCATTGGTGGTGGTACATTAGCATTTGCTAGTTATATAAATCCAACCCCATACATAGCAGAGTATTATCCTCAGTTACAAGTAGGTTATTACACACTTGAATCTCTTTATACAGATGTTAAGTGGTGGCAAGACCAGGGCTACATTGCCTGGGCTATATCTGGAAGCATGATTGCTTTAGGTTTAGCTATACATATAAGAAGTATAGGCAAATTAATTCGTGCAATTAAAGCTAGTCCCAAAGCTATAATTAATTTTCCTGTAAAAACATACAGGAAAATAAGAGCAACAAGAGATTGGTTATTTGAAAAAATAGAATACCTTAATAGTGAAAGTAAGAAATGGCGAACAGCTTTTAACATAGCTAAATCACCTTACACATTACTTCGTGCTATGGGATTTAGTCCTCAAATGGCATTAGGTTTATTAACAGTAGGTGGTTCTGTCGGTGGTGGTGTAGTGGTAAACGAAACTATACTAGCAGAAAGAAACTTTACTAATGGAGATGCAGGAATATATGCAGCCCCTAATAATATACCTTCAGAAACTCTTGAATCAGCTATGATGTTTAGAAAAGAAAACAAACAAGACAATACTTTACGAATTGTTTTAGCAAGTACTCCTGTATCAGAGATAGGAATCTATGATGTGACAATAGGTACAGCATACACTTCATCAACTCTGCCATCAGGTAAAACTGAAGCAGTATTAGTAGAAGGAACAGATGTGTCAGGTGGTACGGCAACTCGATTACAAATTGGAGAACTTATTATAGAAAAATCTAGATGTAAGTCTATGGATTTTTCAGATATAAATGCACACACAATTAATATTATTGGCAATGCAAGTGACGGACAATCTATATCTCAAACAGCAGGAACAGCTAGGATGAGAGCAATAGGTGGAGGTCATCACCAAGCACAAGCTATGGTAACAACAGGTGGTACTTATGACAGGATATGGATTGATGCTCCTAATAGTGGAGTAAATGGAAAGGTAGATAAACTTATTCTATCTAATCTTTGGACAAAAGGTGGAAGTTGTACCTTAAGACAAATGGATATAGGTACACTAACTATAAGATTAAATGAAATAGGTCAAGGCAATGGCTTTGACTCTAAAGAATTTACTGTAGCCACAACTGTGACAGCAGCAGTATGGAATGTTACAGGTAATGTGGAGGTCAGCATAGCTGAACCAACTACACAATAAAAATAATGGGAGAGGGTTTTTGGTTCATTCTTTTTGAAGTTGATAATCATTCTAAACTCACTAGAAAATTTTACCTCTCCCTATAAAACATGGAGGCAACATGAAAAAGAAATTACAAATCGGTATCACCACTATCATCTTAACTACTAGTGTTACTTATCTTATACAACATTGGTTTAAACATAGTGGGCTAGAAGATAAAACACTTAACAAACTAGATGATATTAAAGACATATTCAAATGACAGCAATACACAGATGGAGATGGACAGCCTTAATAGTTTACTTAGTTATATGTATATATGACTTCATGGTAGTTCCTATCTATTATGGGTTTGCACGAATGGGTTTAGATTTGGCTGATTACATGAGTCATCTACAAGAGATAGAGGATCCTCTTGTGCAAATGGAATACCTTAAGAAGCTTGTGTCACAACACGAACCATTTACTTTAAAGGGAGGAGGATTGTTTCATCTATCCTTTGGAGCTATATTAAGTGGGTCAGTACTAGGAGGTAACAAATAAAAAAGCTAGGTACAAGTTACATTATGTCAGGAACTCATAGGGCAGCAAAAGAACGAGGGGCTGTAAGTATGAGTCGTTTAAAAGAAATACAAAAAGCAGTACAACTTGTTGATAAGACTCCACATATGCATGGTTCTGATCCAGGATATATTGGTGGCGAAAGAGCTGAATACTTTGAATGGTCAATAAAAAATTTATTGAAAACAATTAAAAGAGATAAGCCATTAGATATGCATGACGAAACTTGTGGATGTAGGCAATTAATAAATAAAAATAAAAACGGAATTTATTTTGATTCTAGAGCTATTGAATACAATACATTACTAGGATTGTATGATGTTCATTATTATATGATGGAATTTTTACAAGCATTAACTCTTGAACATGAGTGGGATAAATTAGTTACTATAACTAATCCTTATCTAAATACAAAACCTTCAATGTTTGAGTATTTACCTGATGATCAAAAAGTTTATGTTGATATAAATTTAGAAGAAATAATTTCTGCACCATTCGAATGGAAATGGGAAATAAATACTAGATCTGATTAATATAAGGAGGACACAATGAATTGGATTGCAAAGATTAGACCACAAATATTCCTAGCTATAGTTATACTAGGAGTTATAGCAGTATATGCTCTAAAGGTAGGGTATGTAGAAGTGGCAACAGCTACTATAGGTGGCTTGATTGCATTAGGCATGAAAGTATTGGAGGCAGATTAATGTTTACATATGATTGCGAAGTAACTTACATAGTAGATGGTGACACTTGTGATGTCACCATAGATTTAGGATTTAAAATATTTCACAAAGCTAGGATTAGATTGTATGGTATTAATACTCCCGAATCTAGAACTCGTGACAAAGAAGAAAAGTATCGTGGTCTCCAGGCAAAGGCCAGGTTTAAAGACTTAATTAAAGATAGACCTACTAGATTACTTAGCCACGGCAAGGGAAAGTATGGTAGAGTATTAGGAGAAATCCTTTTTGAATCTAAAAAAGTAGAAGACAAATGGATTAATGTAAACAAACAGCTTGTCAAAGAAGGTCATGCTGTAGAATATTATGGAGGTAAGAGATGAAGAATCTCATGCAAGCATACAACTTGGTCAAAAGATATGGTCATGTTATTGGCGAGGTAATTAAACTTCTAGAGATAGTGGAAGCTAGTGGTAAGGATAAGAAGTTAACTACCAAAGAAAGAAGCCAAATCATGAAACAACTTTGGCAAATAGTTTATGCTATCAAAGGTCAAATTTAGTTTTATAAAGGGAAAAACCCTAAAAAACCATCGATTTTAAGGGGTCTTAAAAGTTTTTTATGTACTAAACTATACTAGAAAATTTTAAACGGCCTTTATGAATACCCTATTTTCCCTTCAGTAGAATTTATTTAATCTGCAAACAAACTAAGGTAGATAATATTACTATAAGTGCTATAAGGAACTGAGCTTGCCTGATTTCTTTTTCGATTTGTTTATTTCGCTTATTGTGATTACTGTTTTTTGTTCGCCTTTTTTGCATTTCTCAAAATCTCCTGTAATTTTTACATAGCCTGGTGAATCGTCTGGTATAAGTCCTGCATTAACTATACCATCTAATGTAGCTTTCATTCCAAAGATTAAGTTATCAACATCGACATCCCTGTTATTATAAAACATATACTCAACATGAACCTTACCATCTAATTTATCTACACCTGCTTCTAGCATAGCATCTTTAGTTAACCACATAGCCATTTCTTTTCTTTGTCTGCGAATACTATTTAAAGTTTGAAAGTGTGCTCGTGTGTTACCTCTTACTTGTGCAGGTGGAATATCATATAGTATGATAACTACCTTTCCTGACTCCTCCATATTCTCTTGCCTTTCTTTTAATATAAGAATAATTTACCCCTGCGAGATCTGTCCAATAAGATCCACAGTACTTATAATTATAATCTGTTGTGCAAGTTTTGCAAACACCACTAAAATAATCAGAGCCTTCTTCCAGGTACCCACCTTTTAATATTGCTCCTACTAATACAAGTATAGGATCACTAGTAGGACAATTAATTATTTTATCTTTTCTTACATCCTTCCAAGGTTTAATTGAGTAAGGATTTCTAGCTTGATTATTATTCCAACTATCTTTTCTTTTTCCTCTTCTAATACCCATATTACTTTAACCATTTATCCATTATTCTAGTACGAGCTTTATCATCAGGAAATTTTCTAAGAATTTTACCACACATTTTTCTATCATCTCTTCCTACATGAGTAAGATTAGCCTCAATAAGAACACCATCTTTAGAATATTTTTCTTCTTCCATAAACAATTCAAATAACTTAACTAAATCAAAACAAGCTTTATCTGCTGCTTTCCAACTAGGAAAATCAAATGCATATCCTATAGGAAATTTAATATGTAGCTCATACATATGTTCCACATCTGAGTCTTCGTGTATGGGGCAATCATCTACCCCTGGATCGTAATAATGTTTCATTTGCTACCATAACCTCCGTGACTATCTTGCATAATTTTATTTGTTCTTAATAAAGTTTCTAATGTTATATCTATTTCTGTTTGAGGATATTTATTTAAAGTATTAATTAAATTATTTCTATCCATACCTGGATTTAATAAAATTTGTTCGTATAATACTTCTTCTATATCTCGTTTCAAAAGAGAACTATCATCAATCAATTTACTTTTTATAGTAAATTTATTTGTTATATCATAAGTACTATCTGTATAAAACTTAGCATCAAATGCTACAGGATTCATTCTCTTATGATTAGTTTTAGTATGTTCAAAAGCTATTTCCATTTCATCACTACCTACAGGATGATCACCTGACATTCGCCAAAGGTTTCTAGCAAAAGCTTCTTTGTAAATACTACCAATAGGTTTGTCGTTATTACCTTTAGCTACATGATCAAGAGCTAACACAGATGTGTTGTATGATCTAAGTATACCAGAGAACTCTGCTATAGCATCAGCATCATTTATGTTACCTTGCAATGCACCACCTACACTATCTACTATAATTAATTTAACATTGTTACTATAAACAACATCAGATATTTCATCTTGTACTTTATCTAACGAGCCTCTAACTTTCCTGTATTCAAACTCTGCTTGATCAAGATATTCATTTTGATATTCATCTTTGAATCCTTGTTTAACTGCTACTGTTCGTTCATTAAGATCATCTCTTTCACTTTCCCAATCAAGGTATAATACATTACCTTGCTCAGGAAGAAGTCCTTTGTGTGCTATACCTGTCTGCACACAAAGTGCTATTGTTACAGCCATATAAGATTTACCTATACCTGCTGATCCGTATATCATATTGATTTGATTCTTTCTAACGAATGGATATAACACATGACGATCTTCGTATATGATAGGGTCATTACCTATGGTTGCTGAATCAGATACTTCCCAACTATTAGAATCAACAGTAACAACAAGTTGTTCTATTATTGATTCCCAATTAATATCAAATGTATCTCTAGCTTCTAATGCTTTAACTACTGAATTAATAGATTGCTGTGAAAATAAATTCCAGGATCTTTTAATCAAGTGATGTCCTTGTCCTGTCTGTTGAACTCTTTTAGGAGTATAACTTATAACAACATGGGCATTGAGTGCTGACTTGCTTTCATGTACTCTGCTTACTTCGGCTTCAACTCCTTCTCTTTCCCATTCTAAATAAAGTTTACTACCAACTTTATCTGTTTTAATATTACTCATTTTTCTTTATCTCCTTTCTTAAATCCTCTAGTATTTTTTGAAAGATAGCTATATCAGTATCAGTTCTTTGCATTCTATCTTCAAACAATTGATGCTCTGTATCATGAGCATTCATTAATGACCTTCTATCTTCTTTTAACCTATCTATTCTTTCTGTTACTTCATCTTCTCTTAGTTGTAACCTTTCTTTATAATAATTAGACATCTATTCCTCCTGTTTTATTTTTAAATTTACTTAATTGCTTAGGAGAATTCATAAGAAATTCAAAGTCTTTCTTATTTTTCTCTACTAACTTTTGCATTTTTGCATTAGCTTCTTTTGCCTCTCCAAATGCTAATCGTGATCTCATATCAGCACTAGCTATTTGATCATATAGTTTTAATATAAGTTCATTCTGTTCATGGATCATTCTTATTTGATCCATGTTTTCTGTAGTACAAGTACAATGCTCATGCAATATTAAATCACTCATTCAAGTCCACCTCCTGCAGGATATCTCTTGTCTAGTTCAGCAATTAAACTATCTTCTTCTTGTAAACAAATTCCTTTTAATCTTTTAACATCTTCTTGATTAACAAATTCATCTACTAATTCTATTGTAGCATCATAAGTTTTTACTCCTTTAACTGAAGTACTTATATTAATCCTAACTCTAACTCTATTTTTTTCTTCCATATATTTATCTCCTTTAATATGGCGAGGAAGTGGTTGGTTAAACTTACTAGTTTCTCGTCTAGTAAGGGAGTCCACAGCCAAGCAGACTAACCACTTCCTCTAATTTATTTATTTTTTTGTTACGATTTTATAAATCACAGATAAGGAGTTGAGTGGGGAAGGGAGGATCTGTGATAAAATAAATGAGTAGAAAAAATAAATAAATTATTTTCCAAACTCATTATTTAATATCTTAACAAACTCATCTGTTACAGCATTAATCCAACCTAACTCTTCTTGATCTATTTCTCTTAATGATTTGTCTGATTTAGCTACAGCTAACTTAACTGCTACAGCTCTATCTATTCTATCACTTGTAGACATTCCGTTAGATGATCCGTTTGTTGTTACAGGTGCAATTGTGTTTGTTGCAGGTGCTGTAGGCACAGCAACTTCATTATTAGTAGCACCAAATGCTACTATTTCCCAATCCCATTCATGATTTAACATTCTTCCTTCATCATTGTAACCTTTTTTAACTACACCTTCTCTAGTTTGTTGCAACCTTCTTCTTCTTAAAGAAACTGTTTGAGTTTGACCAGGCTGTAAGTCTTTTGCTCCAGGCATACTCTGTAATATCCAATACTTTTTAGAATAGAATTGGTCTATAGCTTCTATCTTTGCAGTAATTTCAAACTGATCCTTTCCATAATTATTGGAAGGAACAATGCTTTCTACTACCATATCAGCAGACATTTCTGCAGCAGGAGCTTTAGGTTCAGGTGGGCTTGTGTTTATAATCGCAGGTATTTGATTCATGTTAATCCTTTATTAACTTTGTTTATTAATTTGTCGGAGTTTATATCTTTTAGGGTCTTCATCTATACCAAAGTGATCAAACATTATTTGTCTTGTCATAGATATCCATGGGACATAGACTTGTAAGTCTTCTATAACAAATAACTTTAACTTGGTACCATATCTACTTGTCCAATCACCATCATACTCATGATAGAATTGAGGACTTATAGAATAAGTATCAGGATATACTAGTTCACAATCTCCTGTCTTTCTTCGATAAGCTATGTTAACTCTTAATTCGTTAACACCTGCTACTCTTCCTGGAGCTAATCCTATTTGCCTATGACCACCATACCAAATAGGAGTCTTGATCTCGTAGTATCGTACACGATAATCCCCTTTCATTTAATTCTCCTTCATATATTATAACATATTAGTCAAGATTTTTATATCTTATTTATCTTTTTCGTTATACCAATCTGACTCTCTACACTTTTTGCAATATGGTAATCTTTCTCCGTTCTTACCATATCGTTCTGCAAATTCTTCATCAGTTATTTCTCCATCCATATATATTTCTTCGGGACCACATGATACACATGGTTCGTCTCTATCTACCCATCCATAATGATAGACCACATTAAATATAGATTGAGGAATACGAACTGCTAGTCTTGAAGTAGCTGAATCAGACAAGATAACAACTGCATAGTAATCATCATATATATTATTTGGTTTGTGAAATTCTATTCGTATTCGTCTATCAGATCCTGGCTCTGTGTATAATGCTGAGGGATAATCAGGCCTGCCGTCTATAAAATTATCTTGATAATATACTCCTGTTTCAAATAATTCAGGGTGCTTTGTTGGTTCTCCACAACTCATTACTCTTCTCCTTTACTGTCTAACCATGTATAAAATTCTAATCTTAATTCATCTATATCTCCACCATCTCTTACATCCACATCTCCATTTATTAAATCAACTATCCATTG